GATTTCTAATGAGGAGCAGGTCCAACGGCTCAATGAGCGGCTAGGAGAGGACCAGGGAGCCTCTAAGGAGCGCGTAAGGCTCTGGCACCTCATTGAAGAGGAGAAGGCCGAGAGCATCCGCGCAGAGCGTCGAAGGGGTAAGAAGAATGGTAACCAGACTCAGTAAGAGGGCACTACAAAAGATTTTGTCAGGGCAGGTTAAAGAACCGACAAAATGTATAATTAAATTCTATAATTCTCGCTGTCATCTTTGTCATGCATTGAAGCCAATATATGATATATTGTCAGACGAGTTTAAAGATATTAATTTTTTCGCTTTCAATGTAGAGGACTATCCAGAAATAGATAAAATTCTAGATTTTGAAGGCGTTCCCAGCATTCTGATGGTTGAAAGCGGCTCTGACACGCCTCGACGAAAATTTATTAATGAACCAGTTGACCCGGATAAGAAAACGTGGTATACTGGTAACAACATTAGAAATTTTCTAAGGGAGTTTTAATGCAGAAAAGTTTATCATATGATGATGTGCTGCTGGTTCCACAATATAGCGACATAAGAAGTCGTACAGAAGTCAGCACATTAACCGATTTGGGCGCAGGATTAACGCTGGGTCTACCAATTATTTCTTCCCCCATGGATACCATTACAGAGACTTCGATGGCTTTTGTGATGGGCACTATGGGTGGAACTGGCATTGTTCATCGATATAATACTATCGAAGAGCAAACAGATATTATTAAAGAAGTCAAAGCATGCTTTACTCATGAAGTGGATCGATCCGCACGTCCCAAAGTTGGCGCTGCAGTCGGCGTGACAGGCGACTTCATCGAAAGGGCACAAGCGTTGGTGTTTGCTGGCGTAAATTATATTTGCGTTGACGTGGCACATGGACACCATTTGTTAATGAAAGAAGCACTGTACAATTTAAAAAAGTCACTTCCGTCTGGGCTTCACATTATGGCAGGAAACGTCGCAACCCTTGATGGAATCAATGATTTATCAGACTGGGGTGCAGACTCTGTGCGCTGTAATATCGGTGGTGGCTCTATATGTTCCACGAGAATCCAGACCGGACACGGTATGCCGGGTTTTCAAACAATTGTAGAATGTGCCAAGACAGACAGAGATGTTGCCATCATTGCTGACGGAGGTATTCGTAACGCGGGAGACATTGTAAAGGCACTCGCTGCGGGCGCTGACGCTGTAATGTGCGGCTCTTTATTGTCTGGGACATACGAGACACCGGGTGCTGTTTTAAAGGACAAGTATGGCTCTTGGAAGGTCTACAGAGGTATGGCCAGCAAAGAAGCACAAATGAATTGGAAGGGAGATTATTCTTCATATGAAGGCGTTTCCAGTCATGTGCCTTATCGCGGCTATGTCGATGATATCCTCGCAGATCTAGAAAGAAATATTAGGAGTGGGTTAAGCTATTCAGGTGCCAGAAGCATTAGAGAACTGCAGGCCACATCAGTGTTTATTCGTCAGACTTCCGCCGGCGTCACCGAGAGCAATACCCACATTGCTAGTAAAAGTAGGAAGTGGTAATGACTGACGATTATCAATATAGATACAATGATGAAAATGAAAAAAGAATAGTTTTTACTGACAACCTACACCGTCATACTAAACTTGTCTTAAAATTAAAATACTTGAATATAACTCAAGCCAAATTTTTTCGCCACATTATAACGGGAGTCTTAACAGAAGACCCTAGAATAATGAATTATACAGAAGAGATAGCAACGCGCTCAAAAGAAAGAAAGAAGAAAGCAGAACGATTAACAGCGAAGGGCGTACAAGATTATAATGATCTAGGTTTCTCGGACGATGAGGTAGAAGATCTTTTTGATGTTATTGAAGCAGAGTTTCCAGACCTATGAGGGCAAGACTGCCAAGATGTTCTGCTGAGTGTGTAATTAAAAATGTTTGTTGTGAAAAAAGCGACTGTAGAGACTGGATTGACTATAAAAATGAGCATAATTGTTCCAAGATATCTATTTATCTACACGGACGTATGACTTTAAAGCAAGTTGCTGAACGTCTTGGGATTTCAATCGCAAGGGTTAAGCAAATAGAAACCAAAGCTTTATTACGGTTGAAAACCGTTTTATTAAATAAATACGATAGTTTTGGTGTTTGTGAATGATGTCCACTATTTATTGATGAGTTTATTGAAGGAGAAATTATAATGGCTCGTAGAAAAACAAAGCGACTTTTAAGTGAAGGAGAGATGCGCAGGTTTATGAAGCTTGCTTCTATTTCTCCAATGAATGAGATGTACGGCATGGCTCCAGGCCAGCGTGATGAAGAGGAAGAGGAAGAGATGCCAATGGGTGACGAGATGGAAGTTTCCGCTGATGAAGTGGAGATGGACGTTGAGGAGCCAGCCGCAGATCTTCCAGCGGAAGAGCCAGCAATGGACGACATGGAGATGGACATGGAGCCTGCTGAAGAAGCAGGAATGGTTGATGTGGAGCAATTTATGTCAGCTTTGGAGTCCGCTCTAGAGGAAGTGACTGGGGAAGAAGTCAGCACAGAGATGGATCTGGGCGACGAGGAGGCACCAGAACAAGGTGGTGACGAAATCGACATGGAAATGTCTCCAGAACCAGTAGAAGATGAAGAGCCAATGATGGACGACGAAGAAGAGCCAATGATGGAAGATATGGACGAACTCGCCGAGGCAATTGCCCGTCGCGTGCGTCGTAAGTTAGCAGAGAGCCGTCGTCCTGCAAAGCGTGAAGTCAGCAAGAAGCAGACTGTTGAGCGTGTTGCAAATAGAGTAATGAAGCGTCTTGATGAAGAGAAGAAGGCAAAAGAAGATTTAGATAAAAGAGCCGATGAACTCACTGACAGAATCTTCAAGAGATTGATGAAAGAAAGTCGTTGACATTTTTCTACGAGTCTGTTATAATAATAACCATCAGAGAAACATCTGGTGGTTATTTTTTTAGGGGGTTCTGAGTGCTTGGTACGATAATTTTATATTTATTGCTGTTCGTATTTGGCTGGGCAAGTTGCCTTTTGTTCTATTTTGGTAAAAGTCTCAACTTTTATGCACAAGTAGTTAATCTAAGTCAACTGTTGTCACTATTTATATTAGCAAGATCCATGGAACACTTTGCATATGCGAAAGGGTTTCGGATTAAAACTATGATCGACAACGGTGATAGCGAACATAACATTACTGCCACACAACTGCAGTTTGAAGATGAAATTAATTTTTTCAAGGAATCCGCAATTAAAGAACTATTAGCCGCTCAAGACCCAACACCCTCTCTCAGAAAATTCGACAACTGGGATGGAGGTATGGTGTTTTTGACAGCCAATATTGACCTGATCAAAAAGTTCATGAACAAACACAAGGGAGAATCATGATTAATCGACTTAAGAACCTTATAAAGAAGATCTTGATTGGAGAGGAAGAAAAGAAAATTATAGTATTGGCCGGCGGTAGTGATAAGCCTGACTTAGACTTACGAATCGTCGGACTATTCTCCAGTGTAGACGAAGAGAAAGTTTCAGAAATAGCAACCGGCTTGCTTTATATGAACGAACTCAATAAAGCAGAAGAAGACGAGACAAAGAGGAAGGACATTGATTTTTATGTCTCTACCTACGGTGGCAGCGCAGACGACATGTTTGCTTTGTACGATATTATGAAGAACGTACAGCAGACATCAAATATATGCACAATCGGTATGGGCAAAGTTATGTCAGCAGGTGTCCTTATCCTTGCAGCAGGCACACACGGTAAACGTAAGATTGGAAAGAATTGTCGCGTTATGATTCATTCGGTCGCTGCTGGAAATCACGGTGAACTTAACCATATGATTAATGAGTTAGAAGAAATCAAGAATATGCAAGAAATGTATATTAAATGTTTAGTGTCGGAAACAAAAATGACAGAAACTGTGCTAAGAAATATGCTGGAACGTGGTGTGAATGTCTATTTAACTGCAGAACAAGCGGTTGAATATGGAATTGCTGACGAAATTGTTTAGGAGTTAATACAAATGTTTGATTTAGATAAGTTGATCAACGAGGCATACGGCGACGAACCGCTGTCTTTCGAGAGCATCGCCAAGATGGTAGAGGATATGATAATCCTTCAGGAATCGTTGGGGATCTTGAGTGAGGATGATGCTAGCGGAAAACTATTGCAAATGACAGGCACTATAGGTGACCTACAGGAGAAGTATAAGACTGCAGACA